ATGATCGAATCCGGCCGTTCAATTGATGAAGCCCGCGCTGCGGTGCTCGATCAGCTGGGCGCCAAGCCTATTGAAGCTGTGAAGCCCGTTGAGATGGATCAGCGCGATGCTGCTAACTACAGCATCTCCGCTGGTATCCGCGCCGCCCTGAATGGTGACTGGTCTTCCCGTGAGGCTGGTCTGGTGCGTGAGATGAGCCAAGAAGTGCAGCGCACCTCTGGCTTCTCGCAATCCGGCAAGCGCGGTTTCTTCGTGCCTTTCTCGGCACTGGCTAAGCGCGCCACCTACGTCACCTCAACTGGTGCAAATGGCGGCAACTTGGTTGCCACCGATCTGATGGCTGATGAGTTCATCGAAGCTCTGCGCAATCAGTCGGTGATGCTGAACCTCGGCGTTCGCACCATGACCGGCCTTGTCGGTGATGTGGCGATTCCCCGTCGTTCCGGCGTTGCTTCTACCTATTACCTGAGCACCGAAACCACTGCCATCACGCAGTCGGAATCGACCTTTGATCAGGTAACCCTTGCGCCCAAGAACCTGGCCGCTCTGTCTAAGTACAGCCGCCAGACCCTGCTTCAATCCACACCTGGCATTGAAGATCTGGTGCGCCGCGATCTGACCGATGGCATCAACCTCGGCATTGATCTGGGCATCCTGAATGGCTCCGGTTCTTCTGGCCAGCCCACCGGCATCCTGAACACCTCCGGCATCGGCTCGGTGGCTCTGGGCACAAACGGTGGCGCCATCACCGTTGACGCGCTGGTGGATCTTGAGGAGCAGGTGCTGATTGACAACGGTGCTCTCAACCGCGACAGCATCGCCTACGTCACCAACGCCAAGGTGCTGGCTGAGCTCAAGAAGCTCCGCGCCGGTGGCTCTTCTGCTACCGACGGCGCCTATCTGGTGAACGATCAGCTGAACGCTATTGGCCGCGGCCGCACCCCTGCCTCGGTGAACGGTTATCCGCTGTATGTCACCAACCAAGTGCCCAGCAACCTGACCAAGGGCAGCAGCAGCGGCGTTTGCTCTGCTGTGCTGATGGGTGATTTCTCTCAAGCCATGGTCGGCTTCTGGGGCAATGGCATTGAGATCGTCGTGGGTGAAGACTCCGACGATTTCAGCAAGGCTCTGACCAGCGTTCGCGCCATCGTCACCTACGACGTTGCCGTTCGCCACGCCGAGAGCTTTGCGGCCATCCTTGACGTGACCACCTGATAAAGGAGGCGGGGCCGGGCAACCGGCCCCCTTTTTCTTATGCGTGTTTTGATTGTTCGCACTTGCTGCGCACAGCAGCAGCACCTTGATGAAGGCAAGGTCTACGACCTTGACACCAAGGTTGCCAATGAACTGCTGCGGATGGGTCGCGCTGTAAGCGCCCCGGCTGAGCAGCCCAAGCCCAAAGCATTACCGCGCAAGCCGAAGGCTGATGGCATTAACTGATCTGCCTGGCAGCTACCTGGCCGACTTTGGCGTTGACTGCATTGCGGGCAACGTCACCGGCTTGGGCATTCTTGACATGCCCATGGAAGTGATTGCTGGCGATCAGGTGCTTAGCACTGATTACACGTTGACTGCCAAAGCTGCAGATTTCGGCGACCTGCAATATGGCTCCGAGATCAGCGTCAACGGTGTGGCCTACACAGTGCGCGAGACTCGGCTGATTGATGATGGCGTGTTTTGCCAGATCGGTTTGATGCGCAGTGTGGCCACTAGCCTGACAACTGCTGAAACTGCCGTGAATGCTGGCGACAGCGATGATGTTGTTGATGATCTGGGCATTGCTCAGCTTGATGCTGGACTAGACGGCGGTACTGCCTCTAGCAGCTACCTTGAAGGCAATCTGATCAATGGTGGCGCAGCATGAGCAGCACGGCACGGATACAGCTGCGGCGTGATACGGCTGCAAATTGGACAGCAGTTAATCCGGTGCTGCTCGTTGGTGAGGTTGGATTTGAGACTGATACGCGCAAGCTGAAGCTGGGCGATGGCTCTACTGCATGGTCGTCGCTGCTGTATGTGCAGGGCTATGACGACCCCACATTCACAACGCTTGCAGCCACTGGTCTTTCAACCCTGCCGCACATCCATGGCGCGCTAGCTGGTCCGATCTACATCCACTGCCGCAATGGCAGCGGTGGCACCTTGACCAAAGGCACGCCGGTCTACATCACCGGCAATGTAGGTGACACGGCGAATGTGATTGTGGCCGCGGCCGATGCTGCTGATCTTTCCAAGATGCCTGCCATTGGTTTGATTGATGCAGATCTCGCAAACAATGCTGATGGCCATTTGGTTGTTGCTGGCGAGATGACCGCGGTTGATACCAATGGCTATGCGATCAACTCTGCGCTTTACGTTGCAGAAGGTGGTGGCTTCACCACCACAGCGCCCACTAACAAGCAACCGATTGCCCGGGTCACTAGGGGCAACACCAACACCGGCGCATTGGTGGTGATGGGCCCCGGAGTCGTTCTATGAGCACCAAACGCGAGCAGGTGCTGGCGGCTATCCGCACGGCGCTCACTGGCACGACGGGAGTTGGCACTCGGATTTATCGCAGCAGAGTTGAGCCTCTGGCTAGGCAGGAAAGCCCGGCCATCGTGATTGAGCCGGTAAGCGACAACGCCGAGCAGAACACTGCTTTGCCTACGTTGGATTGGAGTCTGACGGTTCGGATTGCCGTGATTGTGCGCGGCAATGTGCCAGATCAGTTGGCAGATCCAATCGTTGCAGACATGCACAGCAAAATCATGGCCGATCTAACCCTTGGCGGCGTTGCCATTGATGTGCAGCCGCAATCGGTAGGTTTTGAGCTGGTTGAAGCTGACCAGCCTGCTGGCGTGATTGCTTGCGATTACCTTGTGCGCTATCGCTCAAGTGTCACGAATCTGGCCAGCTAGGATGGTGCTAAAAGGGCCAGAACAATGCCGCTCTTAAGCCGTAAGCGTCTCCTGCTTACCAAGATCGAATCAACCTATGCGACCGATTCGAGCCCGGCAGGCACCGATGCGGTTCTGGTCCGCAATCTTGAGATAACGCCGATTGAGGCCGACACGGTTAGCCGTGATCTGATCCGCCCCTACTTGGGCCACAGCCAGCAGATCCTCAGCCAAGCGCGTGTGTCGATCACCTTTGAGGTGGAGCTGGCTGGTTCTGGCACTTCCGGCACGGCGTCGCGCGTTGATTCGTTGTTGCGCGCTTGTGGCTTAGCCGCTACCACCACTGCAGCGGATGTCACCGGCACCGCCCAGGCAGGTTCTGCCGGCAGCATCACGCTTGAGGCTGGTAGCAGCAGCACCGACGATTACTACAGCGGCATGGTGATTACGCTCACCGGCGGCACGGGCGACGGCAGCAAAGGCGTCATCACTGACTACAACGGCACCAGCAAGGTAGCCACAGTGCAGCCCAGCACGGCCGCATTCACACCCGACGGCACTAGCACCTACAGCATTGAAGCCAACGTGCGCTATCGGCCGGTGAGCACCGGCTTTGAGAGCGCCACGATCTACTTCAACAACGACGGCATTCTGCACAAGGCCACTGGCTGCCGCGGCACCTTCAGCATTTACAACGCGCCTACCGATACGGCAGCACCGGCCACCACCTACAGCGACCAGGCAACGCCTTTAATCTTCAAGGCTGGCAGCACCTCGGCCGTGTCGGTGCTCGGCTACGCCGACTGCTGCCTCATGTCGGTCAACTTGGACATTGCCAACGAAATTGTCTACCGCGAGCTGGTTGGCTGCACGAAGCAGGTGCTGATTACCAATCGCGCCCCTGCCGGCGAGGTGGTGATTGAAGCGCCCACCATTGCCGCTAAGGATTATTTCAGCATCGCCAACAACGACACCACCGGCCTGCTCACCTTCATGCACGGCACCACCGCCGGCAATCAGGTGACAATGCTGGCGCCCATTGTGGACATCCTCAACCCGACTTATTCGGATTCGGATGGCATCCAAATGCTGAACCTGCCCTACGTGGCAATTCCTAGCAGCGCGGGCAACGACGAGCTCACGTTGACCTTCTCCTGATCAACGGCCATAGTGGGCTGAGCATTGCAGCTCAGCCCTTTGGCTTTTGTTCTCAAGCAATCAGATAGCTACAGCTGGCCCGTCACGATCAAGATGCCGGCGGATGGCGGCAAGCGTGAGAAGCAAACCTTCACCGCGATCTTCAAACGGCTAGCGCAGAGCCGCATCAACGAAATCCAGCAGGAAGTCCAAAGGCGCATCAAGCTGGGCGAAGCTGGCGAGGATGTGCAGGGCAGCATCAGTGACGTGTCACTGGCTGACGAAATCCTGGTGGGCTGGGATGACGTGAACGATGGCGACGGCGAAGCTGTGCCATACAGCAAAACCACTAAGGTGCAGATGCTTGAGGTGCCGATGCTGGCTAGCGCCATCATCGAGGCTTATTTTGAGTCGCTGGTGGAGCAGAAGAGAAAAAACTGATCGGCGCCGCTGAGTATTGGGCAGGCGGCGCAACGATTGATGACACCGCAGCAGATGCTGCATTGATGGGCATTGAACTGCCGGAGCCTGAGGTGCCAGAGCACTATGAGGTGGAGCCTGAAGCATGGCCAGCGCTGCAGCTATTCCTGACGGTGCAGACGCAATGGCGCACAGGGCCTAGCGGATTGATTGGCTTGGACTACAACGCCGTGCGCTGGGTAATGGAGCTGCAGCACGCTAGCGATCCTGCTGCGCTGCTAGATGATCTGCAGGTGATCGAGGCTAGAGTGGTGGAAATAGTGAACGAGAGAAAGGATTGAGCCATGGCCCTTGATATGACCACGGCGCTGACGATCAATGCCAAGGTCACAGGGCAACAGCAGATCGCAGGCTTAAGCAAGGGCCTAACTGGTGTTGGCACTGCTAGTAAGCAAGGCGCAGCCGGTATGGCCGTTATGCGTGGCGCGGCAAGTGGGTTGATGGCTGCATTGGGGCCACTGCTGCCATTGCTTGCTGTTGGTGCGATTGGTAAATTCGCCACCGACAACCTCAACGCTGCAGATGCAATGTCTAAGCTGTCGCAACGTACTGGCGTTGCGGCACCGGAGCTAGACAAGTTCCGCAAGGTGGCGGAGCTTAGCGATACAAGTATTGAAAGCCTTAGCAAAGCATTCCCAACGCTGGCCAAGAATGTCACCGATGCCGCTAATGGCACAGGGCCGGCTGCTGATGCCTTTGCGCAACTTGGCATCAAGCTGACAGATACCTCAGGCAAGGTGCGCGATACCGATGCCGTGATGAAGGACATCATGGACAAGTTCAAAAAGATGGAGGATGGCACTCAGAAGGCTGCACTGGCTAGTGAAATCTTTGGCAAGCGCCTTGGCAGTGAGTTGATTCCATTCCTGAATAGTGGCAGCCAAGCAGTCAATGAGATGAGCACTGCGCTAACGCAAGAGTTTGCTGATAAGGCAGCAGCGTTCAATGACAAGATTGAGAATATGACCGAGAAGCTTGGCAACCTTGGCATTGAGGTTATGACGGCTGTGATGCCGGTGCTTGATCAACTGGTTGATATGCTTGGCGATCTGGTCAACCAGCTTGTGAACGATGAAGGCTTCAAAGCCTTCATCACGGGAATCGTTGACATTGCGCAACGCATTGCTCAAGTGCTGTTGCCAGCGCTAAAAACTGCCGCTGAGGTGCTGCAGCAGATATTTGCATTCTTTGCCAATCTGCCCCCTGGCCTGCAGGACTTTCTGCTGAACATGGCTGCGCTTGGCGTATCGCTGCAAACCGTTAGCGGTGTGCTTGGCCCGATCATCAGCACCATCACATCAGGATTGATTCCTGCAATCGTGGCGCTTGGCAAGGTGCTACTGGCAACGCTTGTCACACCACCAATCGGATTTGTGACGTTGCTGGTTGCGGCTGGCGTTGCGATCTACACGTTCCGCGATCAGATCGGCGATGCGTTTAAGGCTATCGGCGAATTCTTTGTTGATCTAGCCAAAGAGTTTAACGAGTTTGTCGTCAAGCCCATCACAAATGCCACTAAGGCCGTAGTGCGCGCTATCACTGATGCCTTCAAGGGATTAGCCAATGCGCTGCGCGGTCCGTTTGATGCCATCGGGCGCTTTATCAAGTCGATCTTTAACGGCTACATCGGATTGGTTGAGAAGTTCATCAATGGCGCCATCAGCGGCATTAATAAGCTGGTAGCCGGCGCCAACCGTGCTCTTTCAGCACTCAAGCTGCCCAACATTCCAACGGTCAGCGAGGTTCAGCTGCCGCGTTTTGCTGCTGGTGGCGTGGTGGACAAGCCAACCGTGGCGCTGGTGGGTGAAGGCCGCGAGCGCGAATACATCGTGCCCGAAAGTAAGTTTGCCCGCTCTGCTTTGAACTTCCTGATGGGCAAGCGTGGCGATGCGGTGTTGCGCAATGAAGGCGGCCGCACTGGCCGGGCCGGCGCTAGCCAGGGCAACACCACCATTCAGCTGAACACTGGCCCGGTGCTGCAGCAGGACGGGCAGCGCTACGTCACCATTGAGGACCTCGAGCGGTCGCTGCAATCGCTGGCGTCAAACCTGCTCGGCAATAGCCGCTCCTACGCTGGGCGCAGGTATCAGGGGCTGGCCTGATGAGCAATAGAGGGCAGGCCCAGTATTTGCGGATCTACAACGGTGCCACCACCTACGAGCGATTTCAGGGCTACTACGTCAACAGCACTGTGACGTGGGACAGCGCAACCTGGGAGTATCAACCGTTTGTCGTTAACGGCCTGATCGGCGGCACGCCTGGCACCGATGTGGGCATCACAATCGACATTCCGGCCACTGAAACGCTGCTGCAGACCTTTAAGGATGCGTTGAACTTCAACCGGCTTTGCGAGATCAAACTCTATGAGTTCGACACGCGGCTTAGCAATGCGGCGCCGCAAGCCGGGCAGCTGTTGATTGGCACCTATGTGGGCGAAGTTATCAGCATGGGCGGCAGCTTCTCATTGCTCACAGTGCGTCTCGGCTCTACCCTTGCGCCAGTAGGCGCGCAGGTGCCGCCGCGTAAGTTCAACAACCATCTCATCGGCGCACCGATCAGGTTATGAGCAGCACCACCACGATCAACATTCCAGTTGGCGGGCCAATGGTGCTGCTGTCGGAATCTGATGCGCCAGCAACGGAAGCCGCAGCACAGGGCAGCAGCGCCTTAGATAGCCGCCAGCGCGCCTTGGTGATTGGTGAACCTGTGCCGATTGTGTTTGGCAAGCGGGTTACTAAAACCACCTATAAATGGAATCTCGACGTTGCCACTGCTGTGGTTTACGACGTGGGCGGCGTGTTCGTGTCGCCAGGCGCCACAGAAGGCCGATTCAGCAACGACGGCACAACCAACGAACTAAGCGTCAAGTTGCATCTGGTGCTTAGTCAGGGCGACATGCCGCAGCTGCAGCTGCGTGATGTGTTCCAACGTGCGTGCAGGGTTGGCACTTGGACGCAAACCTATGATCGCCGTGCGGCAACGTGGACGCCTGGCAATTTCATCACGGCAGTGGCCGGCAAGGAGCTGTGGAACTGCCCGATCTTCTGTGGCACCTCCGGCTATTACGACGATCTAACCACGCTCAGCTACGAAAACACGCACGCCGATGGCGATTCAACATGGGATCGGCAGGTGCATTGCTTCGTGCGCGAGGGCATCATTGTTGATCGGCTGATTGAAGGCACAACGGGCAGCAGCAACAACGTCTGCGATTTGGCGGTTTACCTGATCAAACAATCGAGCAGGTTCCCGGATGATCTGATCGACACGGCCACCTTCACCACCGCTGCCAACTTCACCGAGGCGCAGCAGCTCTACTACAACGGCATTTTCAGCGAATCGCGCAATTTGGAAGATTGGCTGCAAGATGTCAGCACCTACTTCCTGCTGCGCGTCAGTGACAAGAATGGCAAGAAAGCCTTTAGGCCGCGTCTGCCGATCACTGGTGCCTATGCGATTGAGACGGGCGTAGTGGCGTCAGAGTTTGGCTTCACTGAAGATCATCTGCTGCCTGATGGTTTTGAGATTGAGTGGATCCCCTTTGCTGATCGCCGGCCCACCATCATGCAAATGCTGTGGCGGCAGCAGCCTGATGACGACATCGGCCTGATCCGCACCAGTGCGGTAAACATTGTCGATGATTTTGTTGACCAGCCAACTGAGCAGCATGATCTAAGTGGGTTCTGCACATCGGAATTGCACGCCGTCAAAGTTGGCGCGTACCTCGCGGCACGGCGTGCGTTCGTCACCCATACGCTGCGCATCCGCGTCAAGCCTGACGCCTACAACACCACACTGGCACTGGGTGACATCGTGCGCGTAAGGTTGCGGCGGGAGACAAACCCAGATGCCGTCACATGGCACGATTACCTATACGAAGTGGAGCGGATCAATAAGACGCTGAGCGGTGCTGTTGAGCGGGATTTGATTCATTTCCCAATCGATGGC